TCATGCAGATGATACAAGTGGAGTGTTTTTTCAGTTTTGCCAATTAGCCTTAGATTCAATAAAATTTCAAGGTGAAAACAATACAAAAATATCCGCTATGTCTATTTTACACAGCTTTGCTTCAATAAGAGGCACAAAAATAAGCAATGTAAAGTATGGAATAGAATGTTTATCAAGTGTTGTTGTAAAATCTGATGATTTAGTATTTACTAACTGTCAAAGTCAATATGTTACTTCACAAGGTGGAAAAATAAGCAATGTAAAGTATGGAATAGAATGTTTATCAAGTGTTGTTGTAAAATCTGATGATTTAGTATTTACTAACTGTCAAAGTCAATATGTTACTTCACAAGGTGGAAAAATTTTTCATAGTTAGGGGGATGTACTATGTTTTTATTGTTAAACAAAATACGAATTAAAGATAATAACGGAAAAGATTTAAATTTTGACAAGATAGTAAAAGGCAAAAATAATATTCACTGTTATATAAAAGATAATATATATATGCAATTTGAAGGTATTTTGGATATATCAACATTTGAAGTTGAAGATGGTGAATTTATAGATAACCCTAAAACTACAGAAGAATTACAAGCAGAAATAAATGCTCAACTATTAAAAGATAGTGCAAATTTGCAAATACAACTTAATAAACAAACAGAATTGAACGCAGATTTATTAATTAAAATAGCACAGCTAGGGGGTAATGCAAATGCTTAAATTTATAAAAGAATATTTTAATCTAGGACTATATAAGGAAAGTGACTTAGATATTTTCGTAACAGCTAAATGGATTTCTGAGGAAGAAAAAGAAGACATAATTAAAAGTAAAGTTGTTACACAATAGAAAAATAATACGCAATAAATAAATTCATTTAGGCAGGTGAAACAATGATAGTTGTATATGACAGTAACGAAAAAGATTTTAAACATAATGGATTAGCAGTATTAAACAATTGTTTAGCTTGTACTATCCAGGAAAAATTAAATAACATATATGATTTAACTTTAGAATTAGATCCCAAAGATCCTAAAAAAGAATACTTAAAAAAATATAATATTATAAAAGCACCAACACCAGGAGGAAAACAGCTTTTTAGGATTTTTAAAATAATAAAAAATACAAACAAAGTAATTGTTTGTGGACATCACATCTTTTATGATTTAGTAAATAATTTTTTGGAAGATGTAAGGCCGACAGAATTAACAGGATTCGAAGCAATAAAATATATTTTAGACAATACACAGTATAAGCATGATTTTAAATATTTTTCAGATTTACAAAATAAAAAAAATACAGCTTATTATATAAGAAAAAATCCAATACAAGCTATTATGGGAGCTGATAAAAATTCATTCTTAAAAAAATGGGGCGGTGAGATTTTAAGAGATAACTTCAATATTTTTATAAATAAAAGTATTGGAAAAGATAGGGGCGTAACTATTTCTTATGGTAAAAATCTTTTAGGGTTGGAAGAAATAGAAGATAGTAATAATGTAGCAACTAGGATAATGGTAACAGGACTTACAGAAAAGAATAGTCTTTTAATGCTACCCGAAAAATATATAGACAGTAAAAATATAAATAGCTATCCTTTTCCAATAATAAAAGAAATGCATTTTAAAGATATAAAAATAGCACCTGGGAAACTCGATTTGCAAGGAGCATATAAAGCATTGAAAAAAAGAGGACAGGATCTTTTTAATATATCTAAAATAGATATTCCAAAACTAAGTTATAAAATAAATTTTATTTTATTAGATAAAACAGAAGAATATAAAGACTTTAAAGTTCTTCAAAAAGTTTTAATTGGGGATATAGTAACAGTAAAACATAGGAAATTAAATATAGATATAAAACAAAAAGTTATAGGCTATAAGTATGATAGTATTAATAAAAAATATTTAAATATAGATCTAGGAAGTTTTCAAGAAACCCTCTCAGATAATTTTAAGAATTTTGAAAGTTCTATTGAAGACGTAAGAGAAGACATAAAAGAAGATAAAAAAGAATTAATAACTAGATTTGAAAAAACGGACGGCGATATAACAGCAGCAGTTGAAAGAATAAATGAGAATAAAGCCGAAATACAAATTGCTGAAAAAAGAATTACTAGTAATGTGGAAGATAAAATAAAAGGGTGTAATACAAAAATTGACCAAAATTCTGAAAGTATTGCACTAGTCGTTGATGGTGGAGAAATTAATGGCAATGCATTAGTAAGTGCAATAAATATGTCTAATAGCAAAATAGGCATGAGCGCTTTAAATATAGACTTGGATGGATATGTAACATTTAGAAACCTAGAACGAGGTGAAACTACTATAGATGGCTCTAGTATTAAAGCTGGAACTATAGATGCAGACGAAATAGGTTCAAGGATGAGTAAAGTATCAAAATTTATTTATTTCAATGGTAGTCAAGGAGTAAATGGGATAGGTACAAAAAATAATGGAAGAAAAGAGGGATACCTCTGGCTGTACAGTAGTCAGGGGATAATATTTGATACTGATAGAGTTTATATGGAGAATGGGGATAGAATAGCAACGAGAGAATGGGTTGAAGAGCAATTAGAAAAAATTAATAAATAGTAAAGCGTACAGGTAAGTATTGTACGTTATTTTTATATAAAAAATAAGAAAGAAGGTAATTTTATGGCACAATTAATACAAAGTTTTGGATTTCCAGTAGCATGTTGTTTAGGATTAGCTTTGTACCTTAAACAACTAACAGAGCAACAACGACAAGACAATAAGGAAGATAAAGAAAGACTATATACTAACTTAGATAAACTAAATCAATCAAATGCAGAAGTTGTAACAACTAACCGTATGCTCGCAGAAAATATGAAAGGAGATATAAAAAACATACAAAATAAAGTAGATAAGATAGCAAATAAGATAGAGCAGCAGTAATTGTTGCTCTTTTATTTTATAAAAATAGAGGGAGGGTGCTATGTGCAAGCAGATAGAATTTATTAATAAAATTAAAGATGCAGCTATAGAAGTGCAATCTCAACATAATATTTTTGCTTCAATTTCTATTTCACAGGCTATTTTAGAAAGTGGATGGGGAGAAAGTAATTTAGCATCTAAGTATAATAATTTATTTGGAATTAAAGCTTTAAGGGATTGGACAGGAGAAACTGTTAATTTAGATACAAAAGAATGGAATAAAGATGGAATTATAACAGTTAAGCAGCCTTTTAGAGTTTATAAAAATTGGACAGAAAGCATAGAAGACCATGCAAAATTTTTAAAAAAGGAATGGTATACAGAAGCTGGAGTTTTTGAAGCTATTGATTATGTAGAACAAATAAAGGCTATATATAATGGAGGGTATTGTAGTGATCCTAATTATATAAATAAGATTTTAGAATTAACAAAAAAATATAATTTAGAAAAATATGATATGGGGGAAATTAATATGAATATAATAGATACAAATTTAAAATTTAGAAATGGATTACCTAATAATAGTCCTAAAAACATTGTTTTACATCATACAGAGTGTAACGGATGGAGTATAGAAAGATTACACAAGCTACACAGGGATGAGTTTGGTTGGAAAGGTCTTGGCTATCATTTTTACATTAGAAAAGATGGTTCTATTTATAGGGGTAGACCAGAGTGGACTATGGGATCACATTGCAAAGGCTTTAATAAAAATTCTATTGGAGTTGCGTTCGAGGGAGATTACCATAACGTAGATAAAACAATGCCACAAGCACAATTTAATGCTGGATTACAATTAATAGCTTATCTAAAAAATAAGTATGGAAACATGGGTGTATATGGACATAGAGAAGTTGGTTCTAGTAACTGTCCAGGAAGGTATTTCCCATTAAGTAACTTCAAAAATGGTAAAGCTACAACAACTAGCAATAACTCTAGTAGTTCTTTAGACGGTCGCATGGCTATTTGCACAGGAAATGGAGTAAGGATAAGAAGTTCTATGGATACAAGCAATAATGCTAATATCTTAGGACGTTTAAATAAAAACGATACTGTTAAGATTTTTAAAAAAGTTGGAGATTGGTACGAAATTTATTATGGATCACATGGCGGATATGTAAGCGCAGATTATATAAGTTTAATTTAATACATAATATGTAGGAATTTTTTAGGGATGCTATTTAGTGTCCCTTTCTTTTTTTATTTTTTGTAAAATATATAAAATTATTATTGACACGATAGCGTGTCAATTGTATAATATAATTAAATAACGACACGATAACGTGTCGCAAATTAAATGGAGGTATGAAAGATGAAATTCAATAAAAAGATTATTGAAAAAGCACATGAAATGGTAAAGGAAATTAAAATAGAATATCCAGAAATTAATTATAAAGCTCAGTTTGGGCTATGTCTTTCATATCTTCTAAAAAATAAAGAAGGGAATAATAAAATGAAAGAAATTGTTTTTGAAAAGGCTGGAATAAAATTTATGTTTAAAGATCTTACATGGGATGATGAAGTAAGGGATTTTATATTTAAATGGAAAGCAATTGGTAGTGATGATAGGGAATTTAATGATTGTACAGAAGATGGATATTTTGGATATGCAAAAGTAGATTTAAGCAACAAGAGAATATTTTGTTCCTTTAAGCTTAACAAAAAAGAAATGAAAGGGGTATCTCTTCCTGAAAATATCTTTAAAGAAATTAAAAGTTCTTGTGAAGAAGTTAAAGCTAATTTTATAGAAAAATTCAATAAAATAGTAAATAAAATAGTTATCGGGAAAAAAAGCATTAATTTTAGCATAGTTGGCTGTGATTATCCTCATTATCACGCTTGGATTGATGATACAGAGGGTTTGAAGAATGTACAAGCAATAATGGAAGAGGCTATAAAAAGATTAACTGGAGAAACTTATATAAGTAATTCTTGTGATTATATTTATTACAAAATTAAGCAAAGCATTTCAAATAAAAACGGCTTAAATGACAAAGCCTTTAATTTAAAATATGATAAAGAAATTCAACAATACCATCAATTCAGCAGTGATATTGTAACTAGCTTTGATATGAAATTAGCTGATGCAATTAAATTAAATGAATATTTAGCCAAAGAGAAACTTAAAGAAGAAAAAAGAAAAGATATTTTCCTAAAGGCTAAAGAAACAGGTGAAAAACAAATATTAAAAACATGGTCAGAACCTTGTAATGATCCAAACGAATCATGCGATGTAGATAACATTGTGTTATATGCAATGCCCAATGGGGAAGAACAAATTGAAAGATACCATACTTGGTAAACTAAGGAGGGATGAAAGTGTTTATAAATGAAGCATACGAAACTGGCAAAAAAATAAAAAAAGCTTTACAAGAAAAAAATAAAGATGTTAGAAGTGCAGCCTATAAAATAAAAGAGGCTAAAAATAAGCTTGACCTTTGCCATGAATACCTAGCAATTTTAATGGATAATGATCTACAATTAGAAAATGAATTCATGTTAGATTTACTTAAAGAGAAAACAGAAGTAAAAGATGTTCAACTAGCATTGTGCATGGGATTACTTAGCGAAAATGAAAAATTTATTTCTTTTGCCGAGGCATCTAAGAAATATGGATTGGCTGACGGAGTATTAAGAAAAAAAAGAGATAGAGGAGCTTTTAAAGAATACGAAATCGAAAAAAGGGGTAGAGAATGGTGGATTTCTACTAAAGCTCTAGAAAAAATATATGGAGAGAACTAGGTGGATATAAAATTGCTATAATGTTATAGTCTGGAGTTAATGCTCCAGATTTTTTTTATTTATACTTTTCTAAAAAATCCAATAGAGCAATAGAAATTAAATCTATTTGTCTATATTCTTTGTGTCTTTTGCAGTAGCTAACAAAACTATTCAGCACTTCTTTATTTACATTAAAAGACCTGGTTTCTGTTTTAGGGCTGCAACTATTAAGTCTAGATATATCTATATTGTTTTTCACATCTCGATTTTCCCACCAGGTTAACATACCCAATATACTATCAGCCTTCAAAGCTAACTTTTCTATATCTTTATTATCATATGTTATTTTTATGTTGTTTTTATCACTTTCATTATTTTCAATTGGTTTATTACCCGGTGTTACGTTTTTAACTTCTTTATCACATAGATATTTATTCGCATCCTGGTCAAACAAATAACCAAGCTTTTTAAATCTTTTTCTTATAGTAGACCTACTAATATTTATTTTCTCAGATAACTCCGTTAAGCTTTTTCCGTTGCTTAATTCTTTATTTATATAATCTATTTGTCGTATAATATCTAAGCTATCAAATTCTTTTCTATTCATTTAATCACCCCACACACGTTATATTTATAACATAATTATAACATATGCAAAAACACTTTAGACATTTAATCTAAAGTGTTTTTGTATCTCCATTTAAATCCACCAGCCGTATCGAGTTCGCCTTTTAAACACCTGCAGATTGAAGCTGGGTGAATAGCCTCTTTTATGGCTGCTATGCTCGGCTTCCTATATTCCTCCAGAACTTGTCCAGTATTAGCATCTAGTTTTTCTATAGGATTCAAACAATTACGAGATCTTTTATCTTTGCTGCTTATTTCTTCTACGTATTTATTAACTGTATTCTTAGAAAAACCTGTTATTTTAACTGTTTTTTCTATACTTTTTTCTTTCTTGTAAACTTCTAATATATAATCAATTTCTTTATTTTTTAATTTAGACATTGCAATACCTCCTACATTTTACTATTTACATTCTAACCCAGAAATGATATTATTATAACATAATCAATATTAAACGTTGAACCTTAACACGTGGTGTATTTAAATGTAATTAACTTTTGAATTTTATTAATTCAAAAATTTTTATTTAATATTGATTATAAAAAAGGAACTAGCTTAATAAAGTTAGTTCTTTTTTTATTTGCATTAATCTTCATCCAAAAAGGCTGGATTTATATTTTCTATATTTTCCTCCAGTATTGCATCATTAAATTTTTCTTTTTCATCTGTTAAAGAAACAACGACCTCATTGCTTAGTAGTTGCTCTTTTAGTTTTTCAAATCTTTCATCAACTAGTCTTATGATTTCATCTTTATTTATATTGTTAAATTCTTTATCTTTATATTTCTCATAAAATCTAATAGCATTACAAATATACTGACTATGTTCAAATCCTTCTATTTGCTCTTTTTTATTATCTATTAAATTCTTAACATCTAAATTTTTCTTAGAAAAACTAACCGTTACAGTGTTAGGTCTAGCCATTTAACTCGCTCCTATTTGCAGTATTTAGCACAAGCTATTTTATATAATCCTTCCGCAGTAGTCCATTGTGGATTTTCTGGTATTACTGCATTTTTAAATCTATCTAAAATAATTTTTCTTAATTTTTGAGTTGTTCCACCAATAAACACAGATTCATCAAAGTTATCTATTTCATATCCATGTGTCTTTATTATTTCCAATGCCTTATTAAAAAATATATCTTTAGCTTTATTTATTCTATCAATACTTTCAGTTTGAATTTCTCCATTTTTAACTGTATGCCCTTTTTCAAGTGCTTGTTCAGCCTGAGCATAACTAACTATATTCCCATTATTCATTGCAGTTAATTGATCCTGAACTAATAAAGTCAATGCATTTGCTCCATGCTCTTCAATGAATCTATCAGACTGTTTACAAACTCCATTAACATATATACTTACTCCCATATTAAGACCACCAAAATCAATTACAATTACTGTCTTTCCTATAAACTTTTCGGGTCTAGTAACAACCACTCCACTTCCTTCAGCTTTTATCATTATGTCCTTTACAGTAAATGAATAATCTTCGCCATCTACAGTAATGTTAATAGTTCCATCCCCTTTTATAAAGTTCTTATATTCTTCTTTAGCTTCTTGAACTTTTAATACGCTTAATGGACACGCTAATACTACATTTATAGCATTATCTTTTGTTCCTGGCTCTAACAATTGCGTCATTGCAGTATATCCAGCTACTTGATGCAATAAATTCGTTTTACTTGTTTCATTGCTTTTTTGTTCCCCTTGTTCTCCTATAATATAAGATTTTCCATTATATTCTACTCTATGAGAATTACCTTCTACATCTATGTAGCCATTTTCTAAATCATAGCTTTTAGTTCTAAATGATATTCTTTTAATATCATTCGCACTACCAGCCACGTTTCTTCCTATAGATTTAACATCATACTTCCCAATATCAAGACTTGTTACATATTCATTCATTTTAAATACCTCCTGTTGTTTGTTGTACCTATATTGTACCAATGCTACACGTACAAGTCAAGCGTTGTTTTAAATTTTATTAGTACAACATTGGTACAACGTACTGTATCTTAATTATTTAACAATATATTAATTTAAGTTTACATTAATTACCATTTAATGTAAACTATTTATAACACTTAATATACTAATAATATTTAATGTTTACATTTAAGGGGGTGTATTTAATGGCTAGAGGTCGTAAGAAGACAGTTAATCCTTTAGACCAGGTAATATCTATCAGAGTAACAAAAGCTCACAAGGAGCTTTTAAACAAGAATAAGAATATAAAAAAAGAAATAGATACAATGATTAGAAATTTTTTAAATGTTTATCTGGAATAAAAAAATAGGTGTAAACATTTTATACTTGTCCCAACTACTACGCTATAAGATGTTTACCTTAATTAAATCTAATAAACGTAAACATTTTGTAGACGTTGTATCTATTAAGTTATTTTATGTTTACGAGATTTATATATAATTTATTTTCTGTAAACATAAATAATTATATTAGTAAACATTTTATAACTATTTATTTAATTGCTTTATTTTACGTTTACAAATTCCAAATAGCTACATAGATTTTTTTGTAAAAAATAAAATTAATTTCAATATATCTATTGACTTTGTATTCAGATGTGGTATAATATATATTGTAAGGAGGTGATACAAATGAATGTAAAAGTTTTAAAAGACTACGTTGAAAATTGCATAAAAAAAGGAACTGTCCCAACAATCCAAGGCTTGAAACAGTTCCACAAGGCAAATAAAGAAAACTATAGAATTGCCTAATACTTATTGGAAACCAGCCCACCTGGTTTCCTTTTGATATAATTATATATTATACTTATAAAAAAATAAAGGAGTCAATTCTATGAGTGAAAAATATTTAGTTGTTGTCAATAAAGACTTAGAGAACGAAGAAATTTATTACTGCGGTGATATAGAAATAGAAGCCTTCAAAAAATTTAAAGAACTTACATATAGAAATAAACAAATTGTACTAGCTAATGTAAAACATATTATATTACATGGATTTAATCTTATTGAAAAATATGAAGTTATAAAAAAAATAGCTTGAGGTGATTATAATGGACAGAGAAGAACTTATTAAACTAATACAAGAGAACACAATGGAATCTAAAGAGGTTTTAGAATACTTAGGTATATCCAAGCAACGTTTATCAAATATGAATAGGACGGGTAAGCTTGTAGCAGTTAAAAAAGGTGTCTATCTTAAGCAAGATGTCTTGGCTAGAAAGGAAGAGCAGGGCGAACTTAGAGATAAATACTATAAAAGATAGTTAATTATATATTAATAGATAATATAATATGTTTTTAGATGCTATTTACAAATTACTATATTCTGTTATATTATAATATTATTAAATGTTATTAAGTTAGTCGCAAAAATAAATATCCAAAAAAGCAAAAATCCGTATCAATCGGCTGTCGGGAAACTTTCGATTAATACGGACACAACTAAGAAGTATTTTTTTATATACTTATTTTATGTACATAATTATAGCATTATGCATTTAAAATAGTCAATAGAAAAACTGTAAATACCTCTTATTTGTGAAACCATTTTTGGATAAACAACTAGGAGGATTTTTTATGTTAAACAAAATAAAAGATAACTTTGCAAATATGTACGAAGGAGAAATTTTAAAGTTCTCTGGAGATGAATTCAGAACCTTATCATTTTTAAGAATTAAAGCAGGTGAAAATGGAGTGTTATGGTATTCTAAAGATTCTTTAAGAAAATCATTAGAAATAGGCAGAGATAAAATAAATAAAATTTTAAATAACTTAGAAGATGCCGGAGCTATTATAGTTTTTAATGCTAAAGACAATAAAAGCAAAAAAAATGCATCCAATGTTTATTACTTGCCAGAATATAATCCTATAGATAGAAACTATATGACAGCTAATACATTAGAAGAAATTAAGGCATATGCATTAGGAATACGAGAACAAAAAGAGTTAGAATATGCAATTAAAAATAACTTAAAACCTAGACAATTTGTTTTAGAAGAAAGATTAGCTAAAGAGTCAAGAAAAATTAAATTTTATATTCAAAAACCACCTACTGAAAATCAGTACATGGAACCACCTACTGATTTTCAGTACATGGAACCATGTACTGAAAATCAGTACATTATAAATAACAAAAAAGAAGTAAATAACAAAAAGGAAGTAAATAACAACAACGATTTATCTGTTGTTGCTAATCAAAACAATATTAAATTAGCTAATAATTATATAAATACTAATATTACAAATATATCTCTTGAAGAAACAGAAGTTTTAATCAAAGACTTAATTTCAATAGAAAAAGATTTTAAATTTGATGTTTTCAAAGAAAGAGTAGATGCTATTAAAAATTATTCTGGCAAAATAAATAATATAGTTGGTATGTTGAGAGTTGCTATAAGAGAAAGATGGTCTTATAAAATACATATAAATAATAATTTCATGAATGATAAAAAAGATTCATTCAACAACTATAAACAACGTGATTATGATTTTAAGAAACTTGAAAAAGTAATGCTAGGTCAATCCAACGATTCTTTAGAAGATTGTATTAAAAGAGAAGTGAGTTGTGAAAATGATGATAATGATAATATGAATTATTCAACTTTAGATCTTGTAAAAC